ATTGTTTTTATATACACATACCTGCTCAAATGGTGATACAGATACGTCTATAATATTAAATGTACTATAGTCTCCTCCAACACCCTTTGCAACATCAACAGTACATATGTAGTTATGATCTTTCTCAGGTTCTTTATATACTAAGAGGTTTCCACCCTCTAGTACTTTAATAGGATCTTTAGCCCTAAGCTCCATAAGGATAGAGCCGTCTATGAGTGTGTCTCCAGTGCCAAAGAAGGTATTACCAAACTCTTGATCGAATTGCAAGAGAGAAGTGTTAGCTATAGTCTGTTGTTTCCATTCATCATCACGTCCTGGAACATCCCACCAATCAACTCTAAAAGGTATATAATCATTTGTACCTTGTACGGCACCTTCCCAAAGCTTATGAAACATATTGCCAACACCATTAGCAGTAGATGTAATAATAACTTTAGTATTAGTACCAGATGAAATAACTGGATATGTAGATGTATAGAATGTAGCAGCATCATCAACGAACGCAAACTCGTCTAAGTATAGAAGGTTAACAGACATACCACGAATAGATGATCCTGAAGTAGCTGCAGCAACGATACGAGAGTTGTTACTAAACTCTATTGATTTCTTATTGAGTGATTTACACCCTGGTTGTAGGTAGAACGGTAGATTCTCTAACATAAGAATAACCCTACCAAGCATCTCCATAGACGTTGCGCCTTTGTTAGCTAAGATAGCAACAACCTTCTCAGGATGAAACACAGCAAACCAAAGTATATAAGCAACAGATGATATAGACTTACCAGACTGTCTACAAGCTAGAACAATAGAGAAACGTTCATTAGTAAAGTGTTCAAACATCTTACTCTGATAGTCATAGAGCTCAAAGTTAACCAACCCTTTGTCAAGGTGAATAATCTTACAGAATTTTGATGCAAAGTAAGAAGGATCTTTCATACACTTCTTGTATTCTTCTACTTCGAATACATTGAACTGTGTAGTTACTCCGTCACGTTTTACATTAGGGTTACCTAAATATGTATCATTCATCTTCGTGTTCTATTGCTTCCACATCTTTCATCAACATACGTTGCAGATCAGTAGTTGATCCGACAAAAACATTATTATTAGTTGTTGGAAGAGCAGGAACGTCTTTCTTTTCCATATCATGTTTCTTCTTATGAAGATCCATTAACGAGCCGTTTATATCGCCTACGTTTTTCATCATACCTGATAACACTTCGAACGCTCTTGGATGTTCTGTAGCACGAGCTACTTCCATCATATCTTCTAAAGCCTCAGAACCTTTGGCTAAAAGATCATGATAGATTTGTCTAGAATATTCAAAGTCATTATCTTTATTATTCGTGCTCATAATTGTAAACTTCCGAGAATCCATAATCACTATCTGCACTAACACCAGAGGGTGTAGGAGTTATTGTAATAGTTAAGTAGTCACTGTCAGCAATACCTTTATCATCTAAATCAATTTTAGGTATAGCCTTTGTAATAACATTCTTATCAGCAATAGGCCCGTAGAAGTTTGCTTTCATTTCGAATGTAAGAGTATATATAATAGTTCTTCTGGTTGCAACATCACCTTCAAAATCATCAGCAAAGTCAACTGACTGTAGAGTGATAGGCACATCTTCTTTTAGATCCGGATAAGCACTAATAGGAGCCATAGTAAGGTTATACTGTGGAGCAAAGTAAGGCATAATCTGCTCTACTATCTGTAATGCATCATCCTGAGTCTTAGCATATATGTTTAACTGGAATGTTATATTATATGGTACATAGGTGTTGATCTTAGCTCTTTGCGCTGCAGTTGCACCTGTCTGCATAAAACTAGAAGTCTTCTGTAACTGCCTTGTAGGATCATAAGTATAAGATACTATCTCAAAAGACATTCTAGGAAGCTTAAGTGCTACTCGTTGTCCTGAAGCCAAGTCAGCCTGCTCTCTAATACGATCTAAGAACTTAGCTTTAGGAGCATATGATAGAGGAACCTTCACTGTACTAATAACAGCACCAGAGGAGTTCTTTCTTAGTACGTAAATATCATTAAAGACTCTACCAAAGATAGCAACTGATCGTCTTACTCGTTCATGATAGAAATAATTACCAAACATTAGCTAGGATCTCCAAATGGGTTCGATTCACTAAAGTCTAAGAAGTCCGTTAGAGTATCAAAGTATTCGTTTTGTTCATTAGCCGATGATTGAATATCTTCACTAACTCCAGATACAACCGCACCTTTAGATGTAGTTCTGTCCACAACAGCTCTACTTAAATTCGGTAGATGGAACTTACCATCACTTGCACCAAAGCTAATTAATTTTAAGATTTTAGTGTCTGGATTAAATTCAGCAACTTCACCAGACAGTATAGTTCCGTCTGATAGAGTTTGATCAACCATTTCACCGATAGTGTATTCAACCCCTAATGGAGCAGCTATTGTTACAGTTGGAGCACTAACATAAGAAGCTCCTCCAGCAGTTACATTAATACCTGTTATAGTACCAGTTCCATCAATCACTGCAGTAGCTGTAGCGTCTCCTGCAACTGTTACTACTGGTGCAGCTGTATATCCAAATCCAGCTCCTGTAACAGCTATACTTGATACAGAACCACCTGTTAAAGTAGCTGTAGCTGTAGCAGTGGTTTTTGTTGTATTCATTGTTAGATAATATGCATATGCATAATCATCTTGAATGTCATCTATAATACCTACACCTGTATCTAGATCTTCATCATTGTATTCGAAGAGCTCGCAACGTAGTTTATATGTTGGTAGGTTTTGTAACTGATAAAATGGCTGTTCATGCTCAACATGAGTGATCTGAAATAGTTTAGATGAGAATGGAATATAAAGCAAGTCACCTTCTGCAGGTCTTGCAATAGTAATCTCATTATCATGTCTATGAATAGTTTGATTCCATCTACGACGAGAAACAACAAACGTTGCTTGATCTCTGATCTCCACTCCAAACTTAGAGAATAGATCTCCCTCACCATCAAATCCATCTACGTTCTCAATCCACATCTCGATCTTGTATGATGAATTAAATCTAGAAGGTACATCATCCCCTAAGATTCTATCTTCGTTAACAATATCTCTTGGTAGATAGTATATATCTTGACCATACATCTTTAATGACTCTATTACAATATCCTCGAATAGACTCTGTTCTGATCTTACTGATTGACTGAAATATGGATTAGTAGCCATTTTTTATCCTACAAAGAAGTCTGCTGGCATCTCATGTTCTAGTCTGATTGATTCTCTCAGACGATCTATATCACCAGTTGCATCATCATACAATTGACGACCGTTTAACATAACACCGCCTGGTAATTGCATACCCTCAAACTTCATAAGGTTAGCACCCCATTGTTGTTTGATAAGAGCTGTTGTGTATTCCTTTAACCACATATCGTTATATACTTTGGTGTGAGTATTAGCATCGATAACTTCATAGATCTCAATGATAATATAATCACCTTGTTTAATATCTTTGTTAGCAAACTCACCGTGAATATAAAGTCTATTCTGTTTACGTACAAAATTAACCTGAGGGTTACCATTCATTCTCATATCGAGTAATGATAGGTACTGTTGCATTTGCTCGTAGTATGCAAGGTCACCAATATAGCTATGCATGTTTGCAATATCGTTTAGATGTAATTGATACTTAACATCAAAGAAGTTTCTTGTCATAGTCCCACCATCAACAGAAAACATTCTAGATACAAACTGTACGCTATCACTTAGAGTAATATATTCATTTGTAACATCATCAGCTGTAACTTGATGCTTAAGAAACGTTCTCATAGTAGCATCAGAATGAAACTCTTGATAGTACTGCAGAGCTTCATCTACTCGATCTTCTTGCTGATCAGGATCAACGTTGATCTCAATCACAGGATCACCTAGTCTACGTAGACAATATTCAATTAATGTAGCTCTTGAGTTTGGATTTGCCATACTGTTTCCTCAGTGTATCTTTATTGTATTTATAAG